GAAGGTATTAATAAAATAAGAGAAGCTTGTAAAATAGCAAAAGAAATACCAGAAAAAGCTCCTGAATTCATGACCAAATGCCTTAATATATGGGTTCAAGCTAAAGAAAATGGTTATATGGATATGTCAAAATGGAAAGCTTGTGAGGTTAAAAAGATACCATATGACTTAAAAGGTAAAGATGTTTATGTCGGATTTGATATGTCTGCAAAAATAGATTTGACCTCAATTGCATTTATAATTCCAATAATGGATAATAGTATTCCTAAATATATTTGTTTCAGTCATTCCTTTATTCCAAACAAGCAAAAATTGCAGGAACGTATCATAAAAGACAAACAACCGTATGATGCTTGGAAACAAAAGAAATTTCTCAGTGTGACGAATACCGATATTGTTGATCAGCAGCAGGTTTTTGAATATGTTGAGAAGACTTGTAAAGATAATGGTTGGAATATCCATATGCTGTGCTTTGATCCTGCAAATGCTAGCAAAATGATGATGGATGCTAGTAATGACGGATATAATGTTATTGAAGTTTTTCAATCTCATAAAAGTTTAAATGAGTCAACAGCCGGATTTAGGGAGCAGGTTTATAGCGGAAATGTACTTTATCTTTACAATCCTTTGTTAAATTATGCTATGAGTAATGCTGTAATAAAGCCTAATAACGGATTGATTAAGATTGATAAAGATGCAAATACAAAACGAGTTGATCCAGTTGATGCTATGTTATGTGCTTATAAATTGGCTTATTATCATGAGTTTGAAGTGGTTTTACCGGAAATTACTGAAGGATATTTAAAATCAATAGGGTGGTAACATGAAAAAACTAAAAATAAAAGACTCATTCCTCAATCATATTGAGGATTTTTTAATATTGACAGGACTTATTTTGATAATACTGGCAACTTTTATAGTTAATTTAATTGCCGGTATCTATGTAATAGGAACAGTCCTGTTACTATTAGGTATTTATTTTACTAAATATACGATAAAAGGCAGGTGATTAGATGGGATTATTTAGACAAACGCAGGAAATAAGAGAGATTAATGGATATAGTAATGAAGAATTTATGCGACTATTAGGTATAGATATAAGCCAGGTTGATTCAAATAAGTTGTCTGAAATTACATATTTTACATGTATGAAATTGTTAAGTGAAGCAGTTGCAAAACTGCCTTTAAAGCTTTATAAAGAGACTGATAAAGGGATTGAAAAGGCTTCAAGTCATTATTTATATCAACTTTTAAAGACAAGACCTAATATTTATCAATCTTCCTGGAACTTTTGGTCTACAGTAGAATGCAATAAAAACCATTATGGTAATGCTTATGTCTATGTTGATATTGCAACCACTGGCAGAGGTGCAGGTAAAATAAAAGGCTTGTATATGCTTCCTACTGATAAAGTAAAAATATGGGTCGATGATGCTGAAATTATCAGTAAAGATAATGCTGTATGGTATATCTGGACAGATAAACAAGGCAAAGAGTATAAACTTAATCATCAACAGGTATTACACTTTAAAACAGCAATGTCTCTTGATGGGATTACAGGACTGGCAGTACAAGATATTCTTAAGGTTAGTATTGAAAATGCTCAAAGTGGTCAAAAATTTATAAACAATTACTGGAAACAGGGAATGTTTTCAAAAGGTCTTTTACAGTACACGGGAGATATCCAAACCAATGCTATGAAAACTATGCAAACTAAGTTTGAAAGTATGGCAAATGGTATACAAAATGCCGGAAGAATACTTCCTGTACCTTTAGGATTTAGTTTTACAACTATTGACAATAAGCTCGTTGATAGTCAATTTATGGAATTATCACGCTTTACAGCACAACAAATAGCAGCAGCCATAGGTATAAAACCGAATCAATTAGGAGAGCAAAGCAAATATAATAACCTTGAAATGCAGGAGAGGGAATTTTATACAGATACATTATTATCAATTCTTACAATGTACGAGCAGGAACTTTCTTACAAACTCCTTACAGAAAGCGAACGTAATCAAGGTTATTTCTTTAAATTCAATGTTGATTCAATTTTGAGAGCTGATTTTAAGACTAGGATGGATGGTTACGCTTTAGCGATTAATAACGGTGTAATGAAGCCGAATGAGGCGAGAGCCAAAGAAGACTTACCGGAGGATGAAAGCGGTAACCAATTGATTGTAAATGGAAATTATATTCCATTAGCTATGGTTGGACAGCAATACCAGAAGGGAGGTGCTAAGATTGAGTAAAGAAAAAGAGATAAGATTTTTAAATTCTACGATTGAGGTAAGAAGTGATGAAGGAACTGATAATAAAAAAATTGTAGGATATGCATTGAAATTTAATGTTTGGTCTGAAGATTTAGGTGGGTTTATTGAAACTATTGAAAGAAATGCATTTGATAAATGTGATATGTCTGATGTTCGTTGCTTAATAGATCATGATAGCCAGAAAATTCTTGGTAGAACTATAAACAATAGTTTAAAGCTTACTTTAGATGATTTGGGGCTTAAATATGAATGTATACCATCTAATACTACATATGCAAGAGACCTATTAACCAATATGGAAGCAGGAAATATTAATCAGTGTTCTTTTGGATTTATTCTAAACTGGAATAATCCTGATTGTGATTCATGGGAATATGATGAAACAAAAGGTATTTATAAACGAACTATTAAGGATATTTCCAAACTTTTTGACGTATCTCCTGTTACATTCCCTGCATATAGTCAAACCGAATGCGTTGTTGCAAAAAGGAAATTAGATAATTTGAAGAATGAGCAACAAAATGAAATATTAAAACGAAAATTATTGTTAGAACTAGAGCTTGTCAAATAGGCAAGGCTCTTTTTTTATATCAAAAATGTAAATGAAAGTGAGGAAATTTAAATGAAGAAGATAGACGAACTTAATCAGGAACTTACTGCTAAAAAGGATGAGGTAAGAACACTTCTCAATGATAATAAAGTAGCAGAAGCTGAAACAAAGATGGCTGAAGTTAGATCACTTGAACAGAAGATCAAGTTACAGAAAGAACTTGATGAAACTGAAGAAAGAGAAGTAGATAAGAAAGTAGAGGAAAATAATATGGATAAGAGAAATGAAAACAAGGGTATGGAATTCAGGGCTATAGGTAAGTATCTACTCCAGAATACTGATAAAGCTGTTGAAATGACTCCTGAAGAAAGAGCTAGCGTAAATGTTGGTAATAGTGGTGCTATACTCCCGGAGGCATTTGTTAATCAGTTGCAGGTACTTATAAAAGGGTTTCCGGCGATTAAGCAGTATTGTCACGTAATACCTGTTACTACTAATACTGGTAAGATGCCTGTATCTAGTGGTTCAGCTACGAGAAAGCTTGCTAAGCTTGCAACTGATACAGAGCTTGTCAAGGAAATGATAGCTACTTCTCCTATAGATTTTGCTGTAGAAGATTATGGTAAGATATACCCCGTGGAAAACTCGGTTCTTGAAGATGCTGGAGTAGATTTCTTTAATGGATTGTTGGCTCCTGATGTTGCTGAATGTTCAGTCAATAGTGAAAATGAAGAGATTATAAAAATAGTTAAGGACAATGCAGTTGCTTTCACTGCTACTGATTATAAGGGTATAATTAAATGTTTAAATACAAAGATACTTCCTTCTCTTAAAGCAAGAACTATAATCTTAACGAATACAGATGGCTATGATTATCTTGATAATTTGGAAGATATGAACAAAAGACCTTTGCTTCAGGACTCTCTTGCAGTAGAAGGTGGTAAGACATTTAAAGGTCGAGAAGTTGTTGTTATGGATAGTGCTGATTTAGTACCTGTCACAGCAGGAAAGATTCCTTTCTATATAGTTAATCCATTTGCATTAGTTAAATACTTTGACAGGAAACAGTATGAGATTGCAGTAAGTAAAGAAGCTGGATTTACCTATAATCAAACATTTGCAAGGGTTGTAGAAAGATTTGACACTGTTAAAGGTGATAATAGGGCAAATTTCTATATTGAATTCTAATATGGAGAAGGGTTTATTCCCTTCTCTTTCATTTTATATGAGAAGGGAGAGATTATATTGATATTATCGTTAAACGAAGCAAAACAATTTTTGAGATTAGAACAAGATTATACTGAAGAAGATAACTTTATAAATTCATTAATAATAGCCGCAGAATCTTATATTATAAATGCTACAGGTAAGACTTTTGATAATACAAATAAGCTTGCTGTATTGGCTGCACAATTGCTAATAAGTAATTGGTACGATAATAGGGCAATTACTGTAAGTAGCAATCAATCAAAGCTATCCTTTTCGCTCGATCATATAATGACGCAACTTTCATATTGTGAGGAAGGTGCCATATGAGTCTATCAAGTAGATTACGAAACCGTATTGATGTATATGGCAAAGTGGAATTTGAAAACGTATTAGGCGAAAAAGATTATAGATATGACAAAATCAAAGCTATTTGGGCTGAAATAATACCTGGGACTGGAAGTGTACAAACGTCAGAAGGTAATACAACATATGCCGATGTTAGTCACAAAATAGTTATAAGATCGAACGCCATAGTAAAACTGACTAATGATATGTATTTCATATATCAAAACCAGCGTTACGATATTAAATATTTCAATCCTAATTACAAATATAGGGACTCAATTGAAATATTGTGTAGTCTGGTGGTGGAATAATGGCTGATGGATTTGATATAAGCGAGTTTTCAGCATTTGAAAAAAGCCTGATGAAGCTTGCAAATGATACTATGCCGAAAGAATCAAAGAAGTTTTTACGTGATGAAGGTGCAAAGCTTAAGAAAAAGACTTCTGCTAAAGCAAAGCAAAAGGTTAAAAAGGATACTGGTAATTATCATAAATCAATAAAGCGTGGAAAAGTCTATAAATATGATGGTGATTTAAGCATTAGGGTTTACTCTTCCGCTCCTCATGCTCATCTTATAGAAGAAGGTCACAGACAAGTCACAAAAGATGGCAAAGAGGTTGGATTTGTAAAAGGAAAACATGTTTTTGAAGAATCTGAAAAGCAATTTCAAAATGAATATTTTTCTGATGCTCAAAACTTCATTGATGATGTATTGGACAAAGGGTTGTAGGTGATTTGATGGTCACATTGTTAGAAATTAATAAGGCTATAGACGATAGAATAAAGACAGCCAAAAGTGGAACTGAATTTAGTACTGTTCCTATAGTTGCGGAGGATGTTTCTGAGCCTATAGTAAGGCCAAGTCTTAAAGTTAATATTGAATATGGATCAAACAATAAATTTAATTCCAATTGTAGAGAAAAAAATCTTACTTGCAGGATATATTTCTTTGCAAAAGATAGAAATAAGTACAAATTTGATAATGCAAAAATGCAAGACATTTTTGAAAATGCTTTCCTTGAAGATTTGGAAATAAAGGAAAGCTTTTTTGTTAGTATTGACAATTTTGAAAGTGAAGTTTCCGATACAGTTTTGATTTGCAGTTTTGACTTACTTGTAGTGGAACTGTTACCAGATACTGATCCTGTAGATATTGAATTGATGGAAGAAATAAAACTAGAAATGGAGAGTGAATAATATATGGCAATAACTATGCCGAATCTGGAAATAACATTCAAGCAGCTTGCCGCGAGTCTAATAGCCAGAAGTGAGAGGGGTATAGCAATCCTGATTACTAAAGATGTAACTGTTGATTGTCCTACCTATGCGGAATATAAGTCCTTTGTAGAGGTGGATTCTGACAAATATACTGCAACTAATTTACAGTATATCAAAGATATCTTTACATTTGCGCTTAATAAAGTTGTAGTTGTCAATTATACTGGAACTGCAACTTTATCAGATGCTTTAAGTATTGTTGAGAAGAACATAAAAACGGGTTGGATTACGCTTGCTGATGGACTTGAGGCTGATTTTGCTACATTAGTTACATGGATTAAAGCGAAAGAAACCGCTAAACAAACATATAAAGCCGTAGTTTATAATATTGCAACGGCTCCTGATTGTAAACATATAGTAAATTTTTATAATAGTAAAGTAACATTTACTGATGCTAGAGGGGAAGTCACAGGAGATAAGTATTGTCCTAGCCTGATTGGTATTTTGGCAAGCTGTAATATAAAAAGAGGTACTACATATTTTAAATGCTCGAATCTGACAAAAGTTATTCAGGTTGCTGATAATAACACCGCTGTAGCAAGTGGACAGTTTATACTTATAAACGATGTAGATACTGTTAAGGTAGGTTTGGGAATAAATTCCCTGACAACTACTGATGGTATTACTGCTACAGAAGATATGAAATTTATAGATATCGTTGAGGCAATGGATCTTGTTAATGATGATATTTCAAATGTGTTTAAAAATGAATATCTCGGTGCATATCGTAACAAGTATGATAACCAAATTCTCTTAATAAGTGCTATTAACAGCTATTTTACAGGCTTGGAAGATGAAAATATTTTAGATGATGAATACTCTAACAAAGCTGATATTGATGTTGATGCACAAAGAGCAACATGGGTAGGTTCCGGCAAAACTGAAGCAAGTGAGTGGACAGATGCACAAGTTAAAGCAAATGCATATAAGAGAACTGTATTTTTAGCTGCAAACATCAAAATTTTGGGTGCTATGGAGAACTTGAAGTTTAACATAGCTATGTTTTAAGGAGGTGTAGAGATATATGGATACAAATAAATTATTGACTGGCAATACTGGAGCCGTATGGTTTCAAGGTAAAATAGTTTCTACCATTAAAAGCATCGAACTTAAGATAACTGGAAATTTTGAAGAAGTATCTGTCTGTGGCGAGAATGGTACTTTTAATAGATATACTGGGTGGTCTGGAGAAGGTACTATGACATGGAATAAGATTGATAGTACAGTTATTTCATTGTTGGCAGATGCTTATAAATCAGGTATTATGCCTGATATTAAAATAATTACAAAACTTACAGACAAATCGACTGGTAAATCAGAGAGAGCAGCCGTAAGTGATGTAGTAATAACAGAGTTTTTGTTAAGTAAGTTCGAAGCAAAAGCATTGGTAGAGGAGGAAATTCCCTTAAAATTCAGTAACTATGAAGTATTAGAGACAATCTAATTATAAAAGATAAAAGGCCATCTCTTTAAACGGGGATGGTCTTTATCATTATGGAGGATTTTATGAGCAAAGAAAGTATGAAAAAGGCTACATTTAAGGATTTAATAGCAAAAAAATTGAAAAAAGAGTCTGAAATCGAAAAGACTAAAGATATATATGTAAGCTCAATGGATGCAACTTTGACCTTTAGAAAGCCAAGTGATGATTCCATTCTTGATGTAATGGATGATATAGGTGACGGAAAAGATACAAGGACTATGGTTAATGCGTTTAAAAAGCTTATATATCTATGTTGCGACATGCTTCAAGACACTGAATTGCATGAAAAAATAGAAGTTGTTGATCCATTTGATACAGTGGATAAGTTATTTGATCTTGCTGATATTATGGAAATTGGCGAGCAGCTTATGGACATGTTAAATATTGGGAGCAAGGTTGAAGGGATAAAAAACTTGTAAAGCACGATGCAGATATAAATATGATGGCTTTTTATGCTGTCAGAGGGTATAAACCAGATGAGTTAGCAAATCTGAGTTATCTGGAAAAAGTGTTTTTGCATTGTGCAAGGGACGAGTATTACAGAGAAGAAGTTGAAAAATATAAGGCACTATTTGGGACTAAGTAAATTATTAGTCCTTTTTTATGTTTTTATTATGGCTGAAAGCGGGGTGAATAAATGGCAAGTAAGAGTATAAATACAATTTTAAATTTACGTGATAACTTTAGTAAAACTATAGATAAGACAACCAAAAATACAAAACAGTTCCAAAGACAAATTAAGCAAGCTGAAAATCAGGCTGTAAAGATGAGAAAATCAATATCAGGAGCATTTTCAGGAGTAGCTCTAAAAGTTGGTGGAGTTCTTGCAGGACTTGGAATAGCTACTTTTGCTAAAGACAGTTTGATGTTAGCAAGTGATTTGAAAGAGATTCAAAACGTTGTAGATACTACTTTCACCAACATGAGTAGTAAAATAAATACATTTGCAAAAAGTGCAGGAAAGCAGTTCGGTATGTCTGAGCTTCAGGCAAAACAGTTCTCGGGAACACTCGGAGCAATGATGAAATCATCCGGTATTACAGGCGATAAATTGACAGAAATGAGTACTGGATTGGCTGGACTGGCCGGGGATTTTGCTTCATTTTATAATTTGGATCCAACAGAGAGCTTTGAAAAAATAAAATCAGCTATGGTAGGGCAAACAGAACCGATGCTTGCACTTGGTATAAATATGAATGTTGCAAGTATGGAAGCTTATGCATTGAGTAAAGGCATAAGAAAGTCATGGAAGAATATGTCTGAAGCTGAAAAGCAGACATTGAGATATAACTATCTGCTTGAAAAATCTAAGGACGCACAAGGAGATTATGCAAAGACAAATACAGGATTTGCCAATAGTTTCAGAACTTTAAAGATCAAGATTCAAGATGTAGGCGCTAAAATTATGTCATATGCTATTCCCAGTTTTGAAAAATTGTTTGGTAAAGTCAATCAACTATTAGATGATTTTGATGTTGATGCATTTATGACAAAGCTAATAGACTTAGGAAAACAAGGATTTGATAAACTATCTGAAGCAATAGCTTGGGTTAGAGATAACATAAATTGGCTTTTACCTGTAGCAAGCGGTCTTTTAGGTACGTTTATTGCTTTTCAAGTGGTAACTAAGATTGCAGCAGCGTTTGCAGCTTTACAGAAAATAACCCAAACAATGACTTTAATACAATGGTTATTAAATACTAGTATGCTGGCATGTCCTCTAACATGGATAGCTATAGGTATAGGTGCGTTGATTGCTCTTGGAGTTTTGCTTTATAAAAATTGGGACACTGTAAAGGCTAAAGCTTCTCAGCTATGGGAAGGTATTAAATCAGCCTTTGCTCCTGTAGCTGAGTTTTTCGCAGGAATATGGGAAAACGTTAAAATAGGCTTTCGCAATCTTGTTAATTTTATTATTCAAGGTTTGAATAGCTGGCTTAACTTCATGCTAACGCCTTTAAACCTACTTATTAAAGGTACCAATTTAATACCTGGCGTCGACATACCTGAACTTTCTTTAAAGATACCTGAAATACCTGCTTTTGCAACTGGAACACAGTATTTTAAAGGTGGATTAGCTCAGGTAAATGAGCGTGGTGGAGAGATTGTTGACCTGCCAAATGGATCAAGAGTTATTCCATCTGATAAAAGTAATGACTTGCTAAAAAATAACGGAGTTAATGTTTATGTAACAATACAGGGCAATGTGATTGGAAATGAAGAATATGCCAATTATATAGGGAACAAAATAGCCACAAAAGTCAATTTAGCGCTTGCTAATATGTAGAAGGGAGGCATTTTGATTGAAATACGATATTTATTTATCCGATAAAGATAGGAAAAAAGTTTTGCAATTGCCAATTATACCAGCAGAGATGCCTACTTTCTCAAAGGCAAGCAAAAATGAGGAATTTGAGACTTATGATAATGGGACTTATAACATAATTGGTGATGTGGGTTTAACAGAGTTTGCACTAGAAAGCTTTTTTCCTGCAAAGAGTAAAAGCTATTCATATCAAAGAGTTAAAAATATTGATCCTTATATTTATATTGATTTTATAAATCTTTCAATGATTTATAAAAAGCCTGTAAAGGTAGTTATAACAAGGAATGACGGTAGTTATGTTGTAAATAACACCTTTTCAATTGAAAATTTTGAATATCATGAGGATAAAGTTGGGGACTTCCAGTATACTTTAAATTTAAAATTGTGGAGGGATTACAATGTATAAATTAACTGCAAAAAACATTGATATCCTTCCAAAATCTAATAATATAAATTGGTCAAGTGATATTGATACTTTAGGCACTGAATTAAGTTTTGACAGTCTCTACAATTTAGCTGAAGGTACTATAGTAAGCCTTATTATTAATAATAGAGAGCATTTACGAACGATTATCATTAAGAAAAGTGAAGGTAAGTTTTCATATAACTATACTTGCTTTGATTATAGTTTTTATCTAAGAAATGAAGTTATAAAGCAATTCAACTATGTTTGTGCCAGTACAGCTATTCAAAGCTTACTGAATGAATATAAAATATCAAACAGCATTATATATATACCTACAATAATAGACAAGATATATAAAGATCAAGCCATAAGCGGTATTATTGATGATATCTTAGAACAGGCCGGAATTGAGCAAGGTATAAAATATTTCAAAGAAATGCAAGTTAACACACTTGTAATTAACAAGCTTCAAAATATGAAAATTACACCAAAAATCCTTATTAATAAAGATTTTACAATTAATAGCAGTATTGAGGAAATAAGAAACAAAATACTGATAGTGAGTAGTCAAGAAGATGACACTTCAGTTTTTGCCATATCTCAAGACTTATCAAGTCAATCACGTTTCGGATTATTGCAGGAAATTGAAACTGTTGAAGATAAGAATATTGCACAGGTTAACAATATAGCAAATAACTTACTAAGTGCTAAAAATAAGATTTTTAAGGATACAAGTATAAATGTATTAGGTGTTAAAAATGCTGAAACGATAAAGGCCAATAGACTTATAGAGTTAAATATTAAAAGCAAATTATCAGGCTGGTATCGGATTAAATCAGCGGCACATACGTTAAGTAACGGTAAACACACAGTGAACATTGGATTGGAGTTTTAAAATGAATTGGGATATAGAACTAGCTAAACAGTTAAAAAAAAGAGATAATATTCCTTTATTTGGAGCAGTATTAGGCAATGTCATTAGTATTTCTCCATTGAAAATAACTATTCTTGAAAATAGGGTTATTCTTGATGATAACCACTGCTATATCTGTAGTGTAATCTATAACCTTTTAGCAATAGGGGATAAAGTACTTTGTTTACCAACATCAAACGGACAGAAATATTTTATTATAGACAAGGTGGTGTAAGATGTTTCCAGATTATGAACCTAAAATAAGTATAGAAAATAATGAAACAGAGACTTCCGTTAACGGCAAGTCTTTTTTATTTGACTTTTCAACAGGTGATTTTATAGTTAAAGATGGGAAAATGCAGGTAACAGAAGGATTAGAAGCACTTAAAGTATGGGTGCAGAAAATTCTAAAAACAGAAAAGTTTAAATTTAAGATATATGAGACTGGAGAAGTGGATGAATATGGTGCAACTTTGTTAGATTTGGTTAATAGTGGTCATTCAAGAGCTTTCATACAGGCAGAAATACAGCGAGAGATAACTGAAGCATTAAAAAGGAATTCTGAGATTTTGAGTATAGACAGTTTTAATTTTAGTCGAGATAAACGGACATTGATTGTTAATTTTGAGGTTAACAGTATATATGGAACGATTGAGCAGGAGGTGAGTTTCTAAATGGCAGAAACAAAAGAGGTCATACAAACAAGGATGTTGGATAGTATTAGTGATGCATTTGATAAGACAGAAGGTTCATTCTTTTATGATGCAACAAAGCCTGTTTCAATAGAATTGGAAAACATGAGTATTAAAGCCGATGATATTTTAAACAAAGGGTTTGCAGATACTGCAACAGGAACTTATCTTGATAAAATTGCCGATGAACAGGGAATTTTCAGAAAACCAGCAACTAAAGCAATGGGAATAGTTACTATAACAGGTATTAACGGTGCTGCAATAGTAAAAGGTGAAATGGTAGCAAGTGATAATGTAAATTTTATTTTTACATCTGATGATGTAATACCTTCTACAGGTACAATAAATGTTACGGTTGAATGTGAACAATTTGGATCGATAGGGAATGTACCTATAGGGGCTATAAAATATTTTCCCAAAACACTAGAAGGGTTGCAAATTGTAACCAATGCTACTGCTTTGACAAATGGTTATAATGCCGAGTCTGATGAAGATTTACGAGCCAGATATTACACAAAAGTACAAACACCTACGACAAGTGGAAATAAGTACCACTATATTAATTGGGCGAAAGAGGTTACTGGTGTTGGAGATGCAAGGGTAGTGCCATTGTGGAACGGTAACGGAACTGTAAAGGTCATCTTAATCAATAGCTATAAAAAAGCAGCAGACAGCACATTAATTAATTCAGTAGGCACATACATTGAGGATAATAGACCTATAGGGGCTACTGTAACTGTGATAAGCGCCACTGAAAAACCAATTAATGTTAGCGTTACCTTAACAATTGATACAAACAATTACACTTCAGCGCAGGTACAGGCAGCAATTGAGAACAACCTTACAAATCATTTTGCTGAAATTGCCTTTGTTGATACTTATGTAAGTTATGCAAAAATTGGAAATATTATCATAAACAGTGCAGGCGTTCTTGATTATAGCAATTTAACAATAAATAGTGGAACAGCTAATATTACTATAGGTAATGAGGAAGTAGCAGTTTTAGGGGGTGTAACTGTTGGATAAGGTTATACTTCTTTCTTATATGCCAAATTATTATAAAACTTCATATGTTATTGATAATCTTAACAATGCAAATGCTATAGAGCTTGATAATTATGATAAAAAACTGGATAGTATTTTAAATCAATTTTTCATCAATACAGCGGATTTTACACTTGAGAGATGGGAACGAGAGTTAGGAATTGAAGTAAATAATACTTATGATATCAATTTTAGAAGGTCAAAGATCCTTTCAAAGATAAGAGGACAAGGGACAATTACTGTAAATTTGATCAAAACTGTATCTGAAAGCTTTGCAAATGGTGAGGTTGATGTTGTAGAAAATAATCCTACCTATAGTTTTACTATAAAATTTGTTGGCTTAAAAGGTATTCCACCTAACTTAGATGATCTAAAAGCAGCCATTGAAGATATTAAACCAGCTCATCTTAGTGTAGGATACTCATTTACATATAACACTTGGAATGATGTTATATCATCAATGACATGGGATACAGTAAAAACAGGTACATGGGAGAATTTGAAAGTGAGGTAGATAAATTAATGGCAACAAATACGACAAATTATAGTCTGGTAAAACCAGCTTTAAATGAAACAGCGGACATAGAAGTAATAAATAACAATATGGATATCATTGACGAAGCTATTAAACAAGAGGCTACAAATATATCCACTCTTTCCGGTTCAGGTGGTACAGTAGAAAAAGCAAATAAAAGTACAGTAGACGCTCATATAGGTGCTACTGGTACTGCACATGGAGTAGCTACTACTTCTGCTAATGGGTTTATGTCAAGCACAGATAAAACAAAACTTAATGGAATAGAAACAGGTGCTACAGCGGATATGTCAGCAAGCGAAATACTTACTGCTATAAAAACAGTAGATGGTACTGGAAGTGGTCTTGATTCGGATACTTTAAGAGGTAATGCTCCTTCTGCTTTTGCCACATCTGCACAAGGTACTCTTGCTGATAATGCAATGCCTAAATCTGGTGGTACTTTTACTGGTGCTGTATCAATGGGTAGACAAAACTTAAATCAGCCACAGTTAAAAGATTACTCAGAAACAGTGGTAACAAATGCATCAGCTACAGGTGCGGTCACTTTGAATATAGCCAATGGTAACGTATTTAATTTAACTCTTGCTGGAGCTACTACATTAACATTTTCTAATCCTGCTACAAATGGTCAAGCGTGTTCGTTTACTTTAGTGGTAAATCAACCAACTACAGCTTATGCAATAACTTATCCTTCATCTGTCAAATGGGATAATGACGTAATACCTTCATTAAATGATGTAAGTAAGACGTTTATACTTGTATTTACTACTTTTAATGCTGGATCAAGGTATTATGGTAGACTAGCTATGGGGGGTATGACAACATAATGTTAGCAAATAGAATGATGATGTGCCAAAATAAAAGAAGGATAGATAGAAGTACGCCTGCGACTATTAAAAGTGAGGCAGCAAATCTTAATCATGATTATACTGGCAGAGGAAATATTGTAAGGCTTAGTAATGGTTGGTTAGTTGTAACTTTTATACTAAATTCAAATATTTATTTTTATAAGTCCACGGATTATGGAACCACTTGGTCACAGTTATGTTACAAGAGTGTTAATCCAGCAGGAATGTCAATTGTTTCAAATGGCACTATGATATATTGCGTATACACAATAGTTAATCATGCTATCTTATATACATTAAGATTTGATGCCACGACTCAGCAGAATATTGATCTAACAGCAATATCTTTTGCGCATGGCGGTAATGGGTCTATGTGTGGTCTGGATTTAATACTTGATAATACTGGTGTTTTACATGTAGCTTGGAATATTAGTGATGCAAGTGTAGAGTGTGCAAAGTCCACCGATTGGGGAACTACATGGACAAAACATAATGGTTCATCTGTTTTTGGTGGGACTCTTACACTAGATACTTATAATGAGGAATCGATATTAAATGTAGCGATAACCCTAACCAACTCCAATTTACCTGTTATTGGTTGCATATTATCCAAATATTATCCAGACACCGAGACATATGAATATGGGCCTCGTATAAGACGATTTACTGGAACGGATTGGGCATCAACACAGTATTTTCTTTTATATTCTGGAATAGCACAACATTGTACATTTATAACAAGTCCTGATGGTGTATTGCATTTTGTATATTCCGCAGAAACTGGTTATCAAATTCGCTACATTAAATCGATTGATAATGGTGTTACGTGGAGTGCGAACCCCATTACTTTAGTAAATTCAGTGGGCGTAAGCAATCCAGATATAATAGCAGATGCTAATAGTAACTTATGGTTATATTACAATCGTGGTGGTGATATTAAAGCAATATTTTATACTAAGAATACGGATACATGGGGATCAGAACTTACCATACTTGCTAACAGTGGTACTAGTCTTTATACTCCAAGACTTTGCCACAATTATAAAGATTTTTTAACACCCCTTTGTATATATGATGACTCAAAATATGATCCACCAGCTCATTATACAAAATTCATGGGTGTATGGAATGAATAGAAGGAGGTGTATATTATGCAATATGCAAAAATAGAAAATGGTCGGGTTGTAAGTACCAATTTACCTAAAGTAGGAATACTCAGGGATGGCAGTACAGTATCAGGATATGATTTGCTTAATCCTACTATTTTGAAAAATGAAGGTTGGCTGCCTTTAACGGAAGATAAGCCTATATTTGATGGTGCTACACAGTATCTTACGTTTGATCAGTATGTGATTAGTACGGGTTCAGTGGTTGCAAGGTATAAGGTGGTAGACATTGTCGTGCCGGAACCAGCACCCTATACGCCTACGAATGAGGAACGTATAGCAGCATTGGAAGCAGCTATGAATGATTTAATATTGGGGGTGTAAAGATGGCTGAATACTTGGCTTTGCAGGTTATATTAGGAAAATTGAGTTATGCTACGGTAGTTGCAAGGAAACCAGATTTTAAGAATGCAATTGATATATATTTGACAGATAAAGGAAGACAAGATTTAATTACTAATTAATATTATACAAACAATGCTAATTAAGCTAATAGAAGGGAGGTACTTATGTTATCATTAGGTACTTTCAAACGTGGCGATACATTTAGATTCTATAATGACATTACAGATGAGAATGGTATTGCCATAATTGGTGCTGCAAGTAAGCTGAAATCTCAATTAAGAGATTCATTTGAAACATTGATAGCCGATTTAGTAATAACTGAGGATGCTGTTACAGCAGGCAGATACTATTTCTCGCTGCCGGATACAGTAGATACTAATAGCTGGCCTATCAGTGTATTTTTCCTTGATGTGCAGTACACCAGTGATGACGGTACAGTCATGACTAGTGAGACAGTATCGGTATCAGTCGTGAAGGATGTGACTCACATATGAATAATATCAACATGACGATAGTCCCAGCACTTGCAAGCGGGTTTAAAATGACAATAGGTGCAGCTACTGGTCCGGCCGGACTTAAGGGCGATACAGGTGATAATGGTACAGACGGTTTATCTTCTTACACCTATATTGCATATGCACTGGATGACCAAGGCACTGGTTTTACTACAGTCTTTGATAGTGCATTGGATTATATTGCAATAAAAACTACTAGCCAGCCTATTGCAAATCCGCAAGCAAGCGATTTTGTAGGTTTATGGAAGAATTATAAAGGTTCTGACGGGACGGGAAGTTCTGCTAATGGAGTACCTGCTGGAGGTGAAGTAGGGCAGCAATTAGTAAAGAAGTCTATTGCAGATTATGATACCGAGTGGAAAGATATACATGCTCCTATATCTACTACTACTGTAACAGTCGATACGCCTATATGGACTAATCAACCAACGATAGAGGGGAGTTTAAATGTTTCATTTGTTGATGGAAATTCAGACTATTATTTTGTTACCTTAAAGGATGCTGCAGGTAATGCATTGCCAGCAGGACAATTCAAGTTAACACCAACTTTAAACAGTTATTCTACTGCTATTGACCAGATATTTACTCTTGCTAATTTAGCAACAGGAAATAGTGGTACATTGGTAGAAGGTTTTGGCGTTGAGTTTTATCCTATCGGTGCTGATTGGAGACTGCGTGATGCAATGGCAATTATCACTATATTAGGTGGTTTGACCAATGTTCATAAGTTTAAAATTATCATTGATGGTTATTTAGGTCAGAATTGGGGTACACAATCCGCATATAATAATACATTATTACTTGCTATAGGTAATGATACTGATTTCAACGCTGATACTAAGGTAAGTAGCGGATTCAATAATATTAACTTGGAATACACTGGTTCATTGTGTAAAATTATCGGTGTGATGAGTCCAGGTGCTAGAGTGGAGAATAAAAGTGTTAAGATTTATTTGACTCTAGATGGCGTTGCTGACTGTACTGTTTGGGCTATGTATGAGTCGAGAATGAATCTAAAAAATATGCAACCTGTAGGAGCTGGGAATACTTATCAGGGTAGAATACTTGTTTTTGGCTCAAAGGTACAGCTAACGAATTTGGGTATGAGTTATCATAGATTGAGGAATGGTTCGAAATATATAGTGGAGGTGTATGAGTAATGTTGACATTGGTTTATAATGCACAAACAAAGGGAACATCATATGTAGAAGTTCCTGATGAGGAGATAGCAGTACTTCCACCGATGGAGATACAAAAAACGGACAGCGAGCGCATTTCAGACCTTGAGTTACTGGTATTGCAGTTAGGAGGCATTATATGATTAATCAGATGCTATTTGATATATTGAAACGTAAAGTAAAATCAGGCGAAGTCAAGATTGAGGATATAAAGAACGAGGAATACAAAACTAAGTTACTCGAGGAATCGAAAATTGAGTGA